TTATTGTATCACCAACTGCGTGGCCTGAACCACCATTTGTTATAATAATTGAAGGTGTTGAAGAACCGTCTAATACAGCTCTAATAGTTGCACCTGAACCTGCACCTGTAGTATTTGTTTGTTCTAAATCATAAGTAGCAGGAACTCCGCCTGTACCACCTGTTATTGTATCAAAGTCAACAATATCACCAGCCGTTGCTACAGATAAAGCTTTGTAAAGTGTTTTAAAAGGTAAAAATTGTGTACCTGGATTACTGTCTGAACCTGAGTTTGCAACATATTTAACATTTGCACCTTCAGCGTTTGACCAAATAGGTTCTGTTCCGTCTGTAGATAAAACTGAACCTGAAGTACCAATTGGTAATCTTGCTGATTGAGAAGCATCTTGGTAAATTAAATCTCCTCTTGTAGTTAATACTGCGCCAGTATCACCTTGTGCAATTAACTGCCAAACTGTTCCGTCTGTGCCTGGAGTAACATTGACTTGTCTGTCTTTCAACATTACATAAGTTGAAGAAACATATCTTACTACATCACCGATATTGTATGTAGTAGCTGCGTCATAAGCAGATGATTGATAATCAAACCCCTTTACAATTAAATTCCAATAACTTGTATTTGTTGCGCCTGTAGATTGTACTGCTGGATATTCATTTACGTGATTTGCATTAGCAACATATGAGTTACCACCGTATCGAACAACGTCACCAGTTTTATATGTTGTTCCGTGTGAATAATCACCAGTATTATTATAGCCTGTAGTTACAACATCCCAATATGAGTTGTCTGTAGGTGTATTTCCTGAACTAGGTGTTGCATTTACATAAACATATGTGTAACCACCATATGTTACAACGTCACCATCTTGGTAAGTTGTTCCAGCATTATAACTATCTTCCCATTGTAAACCTTCAGAAAATACTTGCCAGTTTGAACCGATTGCAAAATCTGAAGCTGAAGTGTGTTGTAAAATACATCTATATTGATATGCGCCGTATTTTACTAAATCATTTAATTTGTAGAATGTTGAACCAACCCAATCTCCTTTAAAGAAAAGACCTTCGGTGTGTAACTGATATTTACTTGCAGCTAAATCTGTATAAAAATCGGCAGTTGCAGCTTGAGATGTATGATTTGCTATTACAACATAGGTATTACCGCCATACTTAACTATGTCGTCTATTAAATAAGCTGTAGAAGTTGCCCAATCACCTCTCCACTTAAATTTTAATCTTCCTAATACAAAATCTGCCATAACTCTTTATATTTATAATTGTTTTTAAACACTCCAGGTAGTTGAATTTACTGCATAAGTTGATTCTACGGATGAAAAATCATCTTGTTTTTCATAAGGAAAATTTGTAGTATCACTAATCATACGTTTGTTTTCTACTCTTACTAACTTACCATCTGTGTTTAATTTATAATATGCCTTTCCATTTTCAAAACGATACTGTTGAAAAGTATCTGTTGATTCGTTTTTATATTCTTTTTTAATCTTTCTTACGAATATATTTGCACCGTTATGTGGTGCTAATGTAAATGTAAGAGTTGTACCAGACAAAGTATAATCTGTAGTAGCAATTTGTCTGTTTCTATCTACAAATACTGCCAAATCATTAGCAAAATATCCTGTAGTAGCTAATGTAAATGTTGTATCTGAACCATCACCAGAAAAAGTTTCATCTTGTCCTGATATATATTCTTCAACTACTGCCACGTAATCATCATCATTTGCAATTTGTGTAGTACCACCGTCATTACTAAAAGTACCAACATTTTTATCTCTTAAATTGTAATATAATAATCCTTCTGTTGTTCTTCTTAAACCGTGAAATGTTTCCCTAAAAGCATTTGCACCTTTTCCATTTGTATTTACAATATGTTTATTTAATGTTGCCATTAACTAATCTCCAAAATACTTGCAAAGGCTTCTGCCTCTATTGCTGAGCTATCAATATTTGAATCAGCATAAACTCTTATAACATCATTTTCTTCTAAGTTGATAGGTTTATCTAATACTAAAGTATTATTAACATCAACCTCTAAACTTTTTCCTACAAACTTAAAAGTAGAACCACCGTCTGTAGTAACTTTTACATTTACTTTTAATGTGTTCGTTGAACTTTTATTTGATATATATAAAGCGTGAATTACAGATTTTGCACTTCCGCCTGATGTATATAAATTTGCTGAAGAACTATCAACATCACTTAAAGTCAATCCAGCATTTTTAAACGAACTAGCCATTTTTTAATTTCCTTTATGATCCAAAAACTATACCATATGCCAATGCGTCACCATCCATAGCAACTGTGCCTGATTGATTTGGTAAAGTTATTGTCCTATCAGCAGTTGGTTCTGCAACTGTTAATGATGTTTCAAAAGCGTTTTCTAAAGCACCTTCAAACACTAAATTTGAACCGTTTAAAGTTAAATCATTTGTAGTAACAGCACCATTGTCTGTTACGTCTTGTAAAGTAACTGATCCTGCACCACCTACCTCAACTACAGTACCACCAGATGTTTTTGTATAAAATTTACCATCTGTTACGTTCATCGCCAATTCACCAGCAACAAGAGAACCTGAACCTGGTATTTGACTTGGTGTTTCTGATCTTTTTATTTTTATTACAGCAGCCATTAGAATGTTCCTCCATCAATTGTAGCAATCTCAACAGCACCAGATGTAACTGTAAAGTTTGTTGAATTGAAAGAAGCAATACCTTTATTTGATGATGTAGCGTCTTCTCCAGTTATTGTTAGTGTACTTCCTAAAGCAACTGTATTAATTCCTTCGCCTGCTAAAAATTCTAATGTTCCGCCTAAATTAACATTACCTTGTGTAGAAGATTCATCTGTAAAATATAAAGGATCAGCAAGTTTAGCACTTGCAATTGAACCTGCTAACATAGCGTTGGTAATTCCCAATGCCTTAACTTGTAAACGGTCTGCAACAACTTCAATAGATGAGCTATCTACTTCTACGTTTAATTGATTGCCTGATTTTGATAGGGCAGCGCCAGCATCTATTTGTCCAGCACCAGAAAATTGTTCAAATACAATTGGACTTGTACCAATAGCGGTAGTTACTTCAGTTTGTACAAATCCGTTATTATTGTTTACTGTACCATTAGATACAAATAAGAAATCTCCTGAAGCAACTTCGGCAATTGTATCAAAGTCTGTTGCTCTTGTAAGTACAGTAGCAGATGTTCTTATGTAAATACCGTTGTGTGCTGTGTTAGTTTCGTTCTTAATTAAAAGTCTGTCACCATTTACAAGTGTGTATCCATCTAATGTAGAAATACCTGTAGATAACGTTAAAGTAGCACCAACACCTGAACTACCATTTGAATAAGTTACTGTGTCACCACTTTCATCTGCCAATGTTTGTGTAGTTGCAGCCCTAACTGAAGCGTGAACGTGTAATCCTTCTGCAATAGCGTCAACGTATGCTTTATTAACTAAACTATCTGCGTCTAGGCCTGCTCTACTTTCGTAACCAGATGGAACTTTTACAACACCTGTACCGTGTGGTGTTAAGTTAATATCTTTGTTAGAATCAGTTGTTGTAATTGATTGACCATTAATTGTAATGTCGTCAACAACTAAAGAAGTTAATCCTGCAATATCTGTTGTAGTTGCACCTAATGTTAATGTAGATGAACCTAAAGTAATTTGACCACTTGTTGATAGTTTGGCATTTGTTACAGCACTATTTGCTATTTGATCTGTGCCAACTCCTGAATTTGTTATATTAAAAGTTATTACGTTATCTGTTGCACCAGTTTCAGTATCAATACCTGTGCCACCTTCGAATGTTAAAGTTTCAGCAGTATTGTATGTGTCTGAACCAACGTCAGCTGCTAATGTAATAAATTGATTAACGGTTGCAAAATCTAAATTACCTGAACCGTCTGTTTTTAAGAATTGACCTGCAGTACCGTCACCATCAGGTAAAACAAATGTCTTAGAAGCAGTTACAGCATTTGGTGCTTTTAATCCAATGTATTTTATACCATTGTTAGTACCTTCATTAAATCTTAATTCACCACCTGTTGCTAATGCGTTACCTATTTTTAATGTGTCTATTGCTAAATTTGTATCAACTAGAAGTGCTGAATTTGCTGTTAAAACACCTGGTACGTGAGCTAATTTTTCGGTAAAATACTTACCACCAATTATATCTTCATATAGAGCATCGCCGTTACCGTCAACACCTCCTGTACCAATAAAAAGTCTATCTCCTCGGTTACCTTGTGTACCTGTTCCGTATGTATAGGCAAGTTCCCCTAATGCTAATTGGGAAGGAGCATTTGTTCCTGAACTTCGTCTGATTTGAATTATTGTTCCTGTATGTGACATATCTTACTAAAAACTTCCGCCGTTAAATGTTAATCTTCCAGTAGTGGTACTAAGCTCATTTTTTGTTACAAACTTACCGTCACTAGCTCTGTATTGTAATAATGCACCATCATTTAAATCTGTTGCGTCAACATCACCTAATAATTTTAGAGAAAGAGAACTATTTTGTAGTGCTTGACCAGATGGTAAGGTTACTGTTACTTTTTGTGGGCCACTTGAAGTTGGGGCATTAATTCTAGCAGTAATTTCTGGCATTGAAATCTCTCTCTTTTACAATATTTATAATAGTTTATGTTGTAACATTTGGTCTTACAGTAATTATACCTTCAATAACTCTAGTAACCGCACCTGTACTTGTATTTGTGATTTCTACGTCATATACGTATCTCGCTGGTGCGTCCAGATCAGTTGTTTGTGCAGGTGTAAGAGAAAGTGACACAGTTCCAGTTGCAGGATCAGATGAAATCGTTGCAGTTATTGTTGTTCGTGTCCTTGTAGATGAAAAACCTAGCGCCATTTTAGCAGCAGCCGTATATCCTGTTAAATTAAATGCGTTTCCGTTTGCGTCTTTTACAGTTATGTCCGAACTAAAGGATGCCCCTTGGTCGATTATTAGGTTTGCTATTGCAGCCATCTATTTTTTCTCTGGTTGTACGTTCTCTTTTTTTACTAATTCAGCAATTTTTCCATTATAATATTCTGTAAGAACTTGTATTTTCTCTAATTCTACTTCGTGTCTGACTTTACCTTGTTCGATTTCTTGTCTTGCCACGATATAATTTCTTAGAGTAATACTAAATTTACTTTCATCATACTCTTTTTTATCAATCACTATTGACATTATTATCTCCTTGTGTTATAATATATACTTATATTTATACGAAATAAATAAGTCTATGGAACCTTTGATACATTTAAATTACCCTATTAATAGAGATATTTTATTACTAGAATCTGACAAAGCAAGAGAAAACGCAAAACCTTGGGAAGGTGGCCACAACTATCATTTTGATGAATGGTTAGTATCTCATCATACAAGTGATTATATTAAAAAGATTATGTTTGATCTTAACATAGTAGGCAAACCTCGTTTCTTCTTTCAACAACCTAACTGGCAACTTGGCAAACACAAAGACTTTGGTACTCAATGTGCTGTAAATATCATACTATCAGATGACGCAACACCTATCAATATAGAGGGCAAAGATTACTTCTATAAACAAGCACTTATCAATTTACAAAAAGAACATTCTGTAAAAACAGATAATAAAGAAAGAATACTTTTAAAGTTTTCTATACCTGATAAACCTTTTGAACAAGTTGCAAAAGAAATCAAATATGTTGCTACATCTTAATTATCAAATAGATAAAGAAAAATATAAAAAAGCATTTTATGATAATTACGACAAAGGAGATTATCATAGAAAAGGTGATAAAGTATTAAAGACTTGGTATAAAGTTTTTGGTATTTCTCAAATTGTAAAACCTGTAACTAAAGATTTAGGTTTAGAAAACTTAAATATCAAACCAAGATTTTCATATCAATTTGAGAACTCTACTTTAATTAATCATATTGATATTGATAGAATAGTTGGCATTAATTTAAATCTATTTGACGAATCACCTGAAATTATTATTGAGGGTAAAACATACACTTATGAATCTGCTGTTATAGATGTTGGTTCTAAAGTACACGGTGTTATTGCAAAAGAAAAACCAAGACTTGTTTTAAAGTATGCAATAAGAAATAGT